GCAGTTAAAGAAAGAAAGATGACTCGACTAAAGATGTCTTGCACTCCTTCTTCAGTTACATGGCACTACAAGAATGGTTTGATTTGGTGGGCAGTTGATCCAACAGGTTCACTTCGTTCAGACCAACCACTGTTTCCAACTAGAGCAGAGCAGATTGCTTATCGTGACTTTGCTATTGTCAATCCACTACAAGCACTACCACCATACAAAGCCAGAGATCAATTCCGTGCTGAGGGTTTAGAAGCGTACAAGTGGGGTGATAAGAAAAGAGCAAAGAGCCAAGCAGCAATTAATGCAGTTGGTAAGGCATGGTTAAGAGACGCACTACTTGAACAACCCTCGTTAGAAGAGTTTTTAGTATGAGTAAAGAATATCGTAAGGCAATGGGATTCACTCGCAAGGATGAGTTTCAAAAGTATCTCTCTGCAAAAGATATTAAAGAACCAAACTGGTCTGTGCTTCAACAACAGAATTCTCGTTTGAATAATATCTTTACTAAAATCAATCAGCAGTTATCTGTTCCATATGAAGGTAACATAGACCAAGACATCATTGATACTTTTATGAAGATTAAGAACCACAATATTCTTCCTCGTATGAGAAACAATGGTCGTGCCATGGAAGATGTTTACTATAACTGGATGCTTGGTTACCTATCTGAAAAGATATTTACTCCATTTATTATTGATAAATTGATACTGGGTAAACTCGAAAGAAATGGTGGAGATGACCTAACAAGCATTGATACATTTAAGCGAACAGGTGACGCAGATTTGATTGATAGAACTGCCGATGTTCGTATTGATGTTCAATGTGGAACAGGTGATGGTGTGGCAACTATTAAAAAACATAAAGTTGAACACGCATTAAAACATGATGGTGCTTCTTATTGTTTTCTAATTGGATTGTTCACTGGCACATATGCCATTATAAATTTAAAAGATATAAAAGACGAGTTCTTTTATAAAAACGAAAGATGGGAAAATCAGTTATGCTGGGATGTTCCAGAGTTCTCATTTAAGAGATGGTATGCTTGATTATAGATTAGAACAAAATCGTAGGGAAGCGTTCATTCGTTGGTATGCATGGTCATTAAAGTATGACGACTGCGATCCAGCAGTATGGGCAACAAACTATCTGAACAAAAGATACGAACACAACGATGAACAGAAGTTGTGGTTGTGTTGGTTGTATGGTAACACATACTATCTTCCAACTGCATGGATTCTCATGAATGAGTTTCCTGACTTTGAGTTGGCAACAGTTGATCGTATTACTCAATGGAACACTGCCAACTATAAACGATTAAGATATCAGACTGATACAAAGTGGAACAAGGGGCATCTCCCTGCGATGTTTGCTTCTTATCAGCAATTCATTGGCGATAAGACACAACGAGAAAAACTGGAAGAATACTATGGACAATCTGAGGAAGAGAACTTTAATAATCTCTGGACAGGCATTAAGTCTGGGCTGCATAAGTTTGGTCGTTATTCCACTTGGTTTTATCTTCAGCATCTTAAGCATACTGCTGGTGTGCGTATCACTCCTACTAGCCTCATGCTGGATGATTATGATGGCTCTCGCTCTCATCGTAATGGATTACTTCTCGCCATTGGGAGGGATAACGATATGGATAGAAAACTCACTGGAGTCGATTATGCTAATTTGGAAGCACAAGCGAGAGAGATTCTCATTGAAACGAAAGAAAGATTTCCAGAACTGGACTCCCAAATAGATTACTTTACCATGGAAACCTGTCTTTGTTCTTTCAAGAAGATATTCAGAAAGAGCCATGGAAGGTATCTTGGTTACTATCTCGACCGACAAGCAGAAGAGATTATGCAGTGTGAGAAAGATGGTTGGTATGGTATTGACTGGAATGTTCTATGGCAGTCAAGAGAAGAAACCATTGACTTGAGATTAGACCATAGAAATGGTATTGATAAAGAGAAATTTACATCCTTCCTTAACACTGGCAAAATGCAGAATATGGATTGGATGTTTGAAGATGAAGAACCTATATTAAATGGATTGGAGATGTTTACATGAGTACAATGATTAGTGGTAGTGTGAGTAGTGTTAGTGATACCATAACAATTACTGGCGGTGGAACAACAGTATCTTCTAGTGCTCTATCATTCGGTGGATTCGATATGGAAGACTTTCTTGATATGCATTCGTTCAATAAGATTACAGTTGAACATAAGGTTGCAGAGTTCGAGTTATTGAAACTAAAAGAAACTGTTCCAACCTATGCAGATGAGATTAAAGAAAACTTGTCTAAGAATCTTGCACGGGATATAATTAAGAAAACAACATTCACTAAGAAGCATAATGTGGATAGTGACACTCATCACTTTCTCGGAAGAGTATGGGTGTTTACTGAAGATGAATTAAAGAACTTAATTAAAGAAGCAAGAAATGTTTAATGACAGAATCGGTGTCGGTGACACTATTAATATTGTAAAGGTGACAAACCCTATGAAGACTCGTAAATTGATTGCTGTTGGTGGTCAACCTGGAACTGGTAAGACCACTCTATTCCGTAAGTTTATTGAAGGTAAACAATGTATCGAAACAGAGCCAGCCAAACTGGTATCGGCATTATATAATGAAGAGTTGGATCTCTATATTCTTGGTAAGTATCAAGAGGGTGAAACCTTCGCTGGAACAGATCGTCTTAGTATGGCGGTTCAGCCTGAGTTACAAAAGTGGATTCAGACTCACAACTGTAACATCCTGTTCGAAGGAGATCGAATCTTTAATCAGTCTTTCTTAGAGTTCGCCATGGGACTTCCAAATACCGAATTACAGGTGGTCTATTTGAAAGCACCGAAGGAGATCCTAGAACAGAGATACAAGGATAGGGGTTCCGACCAGTCTGAACAATTCCTAAGAGGCAGAGAAACTAAATATAGTAATCTACTATCAAACTTTGATCTGATGCCTTATATTACCGAGTTTAGCAATACTAACTTAGAGGAGCAGGGAAAGGTACTCGCATTCTTGGAAGGTAATTTCAAGATGTAAAATGCCTTTCTGGGATGTAAAATGCCATGCAATTTTGAATTCCTGGAAAACGCTAATTACGATTGGATGGATCTGCTCAACTTCCACGAGCGTCCATTTAGAGCAACCTTTATACCTTCGAAAGTATGGAAAGACCTAGACAACTATTGCAACGATAGTAAGGGTCTTTCAAACTACTTCAGAAAGTGGAAAACCAAAGTCGAGTTTCTCCCACAAAAATCCAAAGCCAAAATGTACGACAACTATGTTGCCGTTGGTGGTGAATATGGACCAGATGAAAGACAGTGTTGTATTCAGATATACACAACTGAGTTCGATAGGTTTCCATTCACATACGATACATGGAACAAGTTTAAGTATCGTATAATGCAGACTCAAATGCATGAGTTGATACACTTCATGCAGTTCGATAGAAGAGGGGATGAATGGTCTAACTATGTCGTTCCTTACAAGAAAGTAAAACATGAAAAGAAGAACATTGAGAGAAGATATCTCTCTGAGTTCGATGAAATTCAGGCATATGCCCACTGTGTGTTACTTGATTTCAAAATCTACAAACCATCCATCACCACAGAAGAACTAATCAATAGAGCCAAGAACTCTAAAGATTCTTCCACTCTCAATTACATCCTCAAAGCATTCAATTACGACTATCGTAATAACGCTGCAATTCCTAAACTGATGCAGCAGATCGCCAAGTGGGATCGTAAATACCAGAGAACTATCAGAGCATCTCGTCGTCCTAAATAATCCTTACTGGGATCTTTTTAGGAACTTTCGTGACTGCAAACACCGTATTATCAGACATTAACGAAATTTATACAGGCTATGTTTTAGCAGGTGATAAATGGTTTGACTCGTCTGCTAAATTACAATACGATCAGCGTGTAAAGCAAGCCAAGCCAGAAGAAGTAGCAGATGCTGAAGGTAAAGCCAGAGCAATGGCAGAGTATTTTATTGATTGGGCTAAAGACAATAAATACAAAGGATTCGTTAATAAAGTTTGGTGGACTGCTAGACCTAACTCTATGACATCAGCAGTTGGTAGATTCGTAGACCAGAAAAAGAATCCAACTGATATATTGGTTAAGTTTAATGATGGTCCAGCAGATGGATTTTTAGGATTATCTGCTAAAGCAACTCAAGGATCAGGTGATATTGGATTTAAGAATCCAGGTGTTGGAACTATTGATACTAATCTTACTATGTCTCTTGCCAATGAATACAAATTATTATTGCAAGATACTATAACTAGATTTAAGTTACCAAATCCTGCGACAGAGAGAAAAGTTTTTATTAGAACACATCCAGAAGTCAAAAAAGAGACTGAGGAGATTGGTGTTAAAATGATGTCAGGTATGAGAGATAAATTATTAGAGAGACTGTTAAAATTTAAACAACAAGAGTTGTTAAAATATCTTCTCTCTGATTGGATGGATGCTGAGGTGCAGTATCCTCCATATATTAAAGTTACAGGACAGGGAAGTAAACCTCCCTATAAAGCAACAGTGATGGATCCAGTGAAAAACGAGAAATTAGATGCGTTATCAAAGTATCCCATCACTTTAGAAAAAGTAGGCAACGAATCAATTGGCGTAAAAGCTGGTGAAAAAAAGATTATGAAGATTCGTTTTAAATTCGAGTCAGAAAAGATGGCATCATCTTTAAAACTCTCTGGGGATCCATGGTAAACATATGTTAAATTTCAAATTATTTCTTAAAGAAGAAGCACTAAATGAAGACTTGCTGTTAGAAGCAGAATCTTCATCAGTTGACTCAGATGATAAAGGTAAACTCCATGAGATACTTTTAGCAAAACATCTACATCCTGAAACTAAACTTCCAGAGCATCATCGTTCTTTCTCTGATAACCCAGACCATGCTGGTACTCCAGAACAAGTACACGATAAACTAAGAGAAAAGATTCCAGCTGCAGCGTATGACGAAATTGATCGCCATGCAAAACAATCTGCAGCAGCATTTAAACAAAGCATGCAAGACCAAGGACATATTGGTGACCATGCGCACATCGGTAATGTTCACTGGACATCAAACGCTGACAAAGCAAATGTTGCTGGTGACCACGAGAAAACTACTGGTGTTAAAGATGTAAACTCCAACGCTGACTTGATTGTTACACTACATGATAAAGAAGGTAAGCCAGTTGGACACCATGGCATCTCTGCCAAGTATGGTTCACAAGAACCGAACTATCGTAATCCAGGACTTGACGCATTAGAAAAGACTGCTAAACTATCATCTGGATCTCTTGGTGCTCCAATGCAACACCATACTGATGCCATGGAGAAAATGGGTTACACTGGTTCAGCAGATCAAAGAAACATTCAAACTAAGATTGACGAAATGCCCATCAACGACATTCGTCAGAAACATGCTGAAGGTCTTGCTGCAATGCAAGCAGGTAAGAAACTTTCTGGTAAAAAGAAAATCATGCATGAACACTTGGATAAATTTATTCAAGCACACGATGCACTACCAGAAAAGAAACAAGAAGCATTCCGTCAACAAGCAAGTCAAAGAGCATCAACTGCTCGTGCATCTAACCTTGCAGCAAGAACTGAGATGACTCAATCGTTTGCTACAGGTATGGCACAACATAAACCAGAAGATCTAGCAAACATCATTCGTCAGAATGTTTCACCAAATACTCATATTCCTCATACAGTTGTGCACAGTAAAGTTAAAGATAACGGAGAAGCAGAATCTGTGATCAAACCAATGCACAGTTTAGCCGATGAACATCTATCGCAATTTAAGCCAGACTCTTTACATGTAGTTCCAGGAAAAGGAACATCAGTTACCATTAAGGGTATCCATGCTAAGACTAACAAGCCAGTAGTTGCTGCTCGCTATACGATTAAATCATCCTCTGGTGCTCACAAGAGCGCAGTAGGCACTTTCAAGCTGCAATAATCCCCTCAATTCCGTAGGGTTATCGCTTGACAATAATTGCAACTTAGGGTATAATAGTAATATGATGCTAGGATTTAAAGACTTTTTGACTGAAGGTGCACCGACCGAAGAAGGTGCAAAACTCAAACACATTACCCACGCTGAGGATCGTCCACTGTTCCATGGAGCAGACGGATTCAATCATGCGTATAATGCTCTACATGGTGCACACTTCCATACCAAACAAGGTATGAACTCCAACAAACTGACGATGAAGTACGATGGTTCGCCATCTTTGGTTTATGGACACCACCCAGAGAATGGTAAATTCTTTGTTGCATCAAAGTCTGCCTTCAATAAAAATCCAAAACTAAATTATACACCTGAAGATGTCGAGAAGAATCATGGACATGCTCCAGGTCTTGTAGA